ATAACACAAACTACCAAGTCCAAACTGCAGCTTTTTTTGGTATCTTTGAGACTTATGGAGATTTGCCCAGCGATCCTGTTGCTTTGGAGTCAACCGATTTAGGTGGCTGCGCCGCAAGATGCAGTGGTCCTCTAACTGCCACGGTAACAGTCAGCCTCAGATATCTTGGACCTGGGCAGTGTAGTCAATACCCTTGATCGGCATACTACTGCGATCTTTTTACGGGTGTGATACCCGCTGTCTATGTCTGAAGAAAATAAGGCTCCCGAGATGGAAGCCCCAGCTTCTTCTGGTGGCAATGAGGATATGATTCCTCGTGCTGAAACCGAAAATCTTGTAAAAGCACTAAAGGCTGAACGGGAAACTCGGAAGCAGTTTGAGCGCGAACTTAAAGAGCAACGCGAGCTACTGAAGCGATTCGAGGGTGTTAATCCTGACGAATGGACGGCTGCTCAAGCAGAACTAGCCGAAGCCAAACAGCGCGAAGCTCGCTATTCGGAGGCTCGTGATGCAATTGAAGCGAAGTATTCACAGCAAGCGTCTGAGGCGGCTAAGGAGGCTGCGGCAGCACGAGAAGCACTTGCGGAGTACCAGAAACGGTATGCTCTGGAAAAAGTGTTTTATGCCGCTGGCGGTCGTACTGACGCAGCTGATGGCGTTTCATTTTTTGACATGCTGGCGAATCAGATTGGCGCTAGCTTCCGCCAAGAGGCGGATGGTAGTTTGACAGTTGTTGATTCTGCCGGTGACCCTGTACTCGACAAAGAATCGGGCAAACGAATTAGCCCGGATGACTTTATTTCATCGTATAAGGTTCATCCAATCTATGGCACTTTCTTCAAAGGGGCCAAGGGTGCTGGAGCTGGGATTGGCATGGGTGGTACTGATGCGAACGGTATTCCAGTCGAGGATCTCCGTTCTCTGAACACCACTGAATTGTTCAAGAGAGCATTTAGTTAAATAAAACTGCCCCGAAAGGGGCTTTTTTATTGGTATAACTAATGTCTTGGTACTCTACTATTAGCGATACCCCAAAGGTGTTTTCCGAGATGGAAGGTACTGGAAGGGGTGTCAAGTTTGTGTGAGCGGGATGCTCAGCATGGACTAATCACCCATTCCTGTTTCTTTCTCTTAGGAAAACATCATGGCACTTACTCTTCTGGAAGCCCAGAAGCACGCCACCACTCCTGCTGAACTGGCAGTTGTGACCGAGCTTGCTGCTGGCCCCCTCCTTTCTACTCTTCCTTTCCGCAACATCGAAGGCAACGGCCTGTTCTGGAAGCGTGAAGAGAGCCTGCCCAACGTCGGCTTCCGTAACTACAACGGTTCGCTGGCTGAGAGCTATGGCGAAGTGAGCCAACAGTCTGAGAGCCTCAAGCTGTTCGGTGGCGATATCCGTGTTGATAAAGCCATTGTTGAACTGGAAGGCGCTGAGGCTAAGGCTTATCAGATTCAGGCACGTGTCCGTGCAATGCGTCTGGCTTGGGAAGCACTGTTCATCAATGGTGATTCCAATCAGTCCCCTGCTGAATTCGACGGTCTTGCTGCTCGTATCGGCTCTGGCTCTTCTCAGTACTTCGCCAACGGCGCTGGTGCCCTGAGCCTCGACAAGCTTGACGAAGCTATCGATGCTGTGGATGCCCAAGGTGGCTCCAAGTACATCGTGATGTCCAAGTCTGGTCGTCGTGCGCTGAGCAAGCTGGCTCGTGCCAACACTCAGATCGACATTGTTCGCTCCGAGTTCGGCTACCAGCAGCTGGTGTATGCAGGTCTGCCTGTTCTCGAGGTTGATCGCGACAACACCAACACCGCTATTCTCGACAGCAATCCTGCCAGCCAGGATCTCTATGTCGTGTCCTTCGGTCCCGAGGGCCTGACCGGCATCCAGAATGGTGGCGTGAGCGTCCGCGAACTGGGCGAAGATCATTCCCAGCCTCAGCTGGTGACCCGCGTTGAGTGGTACTGCGGCCTTGCACTGATTAACGGTCGTGCTGCTGCCCGCGTCTCCGGTTTCGACGCTACTGCCTGATACCCTTAAGCGGTATTTGTGCACAGGGGCTTCCTTCGGGAGGCCCCTTTTTTATTGGTTTTGTATATTCCAGAAAACTTTAATCGGTATACTGAAGAGACCTTTTCGTTATATCAATGAACGAAAAAGCTGAGACCTTCAATGGTCGTGCAGCCATGGTTGGCTTCGTAGCCGCGCTTGGCGCATACGTCACTACCGGACAAATCATTCCGGGTTTCTTCTGATACAACTATGAAACTTCTTGCTTTGATTCCCGCTAGCGCACTGCTGGCTGCTCCTGCAATGGCAGGTCCTTTTTACGCAAACATCGAAGCTAATTCCGGCTTCAGCGGTAGTGATTACTCTGGTACCGCTACTGATTTCCACGTTGGTGTAGAGGGCTCCTCTGGCATCGCTAGCTATTACGTGCAAGGCGGTCCCAGCTACGTCTCTCCTGATGGCGGCACTGCTAAGACCATTGCAACTGGCAAGGTGGGCGGCGGCCTTCAAGTGTCGGATGCGCTTTCCGTGTACGGTGAGCTTTCTGCAGCGTTTGATAACGTGAACTCTTACGGTGTTAAGGCTGGGGCTAAGTATAAGTTCTAAGCTTTCCCCGGTATAATATAAAGACCTCCTTGTTCAAAGCGTTCGCTCTGGGCAGGGAGGTTTCTCTTTATCTGCTTATTTGTTTTCATGACTGCCTCAATCTCTAGGCAGCGGCAAGCAAGTACTTGGGACCAGTTTTGCGAGTGGGTTACTTCCACTAACAACCGACTTTATGTTGGTTGGTTCGGCACTCTGATGATCCCCACCCTGCTTGCGGCTGCTATTTGCTTCATCGTCGCCTTTATCGCCGCACCTCCGGTTGACATCGATGGAATCAGAGAACCCGTTGCCGGCTCCTTGCTGTACGGCAACAACATCATTTCGGGAGCCGTCGTTCCGAGCAGCAATGCCATCGGACTACACTTCTACCCAATTTGGGAAGCTGCTTCACTTGATGAATGGCTGTACAACGGGGGTCCATTCCAACTCGTCACTTTCCACTTCCTCATTGGCATCTATGCTTACATGGGACGTGAGTGGGAACTTAGCTATAGACTAGGAATGCGTCCTTGGATCTTTGTTGCATACTCTGCTCCAGTTGCCGCTGCTACTGCTGTATTCCTTGTTTATCCGTTTGGACAGGGTTCTTTTTCGGATGCTATGCCCTTGGGGATATCCGGCACCTTCAACTACATGCTGGTATTCCAGGCTGAGCATAATATTCTTATGCATCCTTTCCACATGTTGGGTGTGGCCGGCGTTTTTGGTGGGAGTCTTTTCTCTGCCATGCATGGTTCTCTGGTCACGTCGTCGCTTGTTCGTGAAACGACTGAGGATATTTCTCAGAACTATGGTTACAAGTTTGGTCAAGAAGAAGAAACGTACAACATTGTAGCAGCACATGGTTACTTCGGACGACTCATCTTCCAATATGCGTCTTTCAACAATTCTAGGAGCTTACACTTCTTCCTTGCTGCTTGGCCTGTTGTTGGTATTTGGTTTGCGGCACTTGGTGTATCTACCATGGCGTTTAACCTCAATGGCTTCAACTTTAATCAGTCTCTACTTGATTCACAAGGTCGCGTCGTCCGGTCTTGGGCTGACATTTTGAACCAAGCTAACCTTGGTTTTGAAGTGATGCATGAACGTAATGCACATAACTTCCCACTTGATCTGGCTTCTGTTGAAGCTACTCCAGTTGCCCTGACTGCCCCTACTGTGGGTTAATTATGGACGACAAAGCTAAAAAACGCAGCGATGCTGCTATCCATTTTCTTCGAGGATTTGTTGGAAGAAAGGAAAATCAAGCTCCAGCCGCAAAGATGGTTCGCCGTGCACAAGCAACGGAGGAAGCCATTAAAAAAATGCGGGGTAAATAATTAACAATGCCGTCCGTTCATTCCTCATTTGAAACACATGTACCCTGATCACAACTACTCTGTCCCCCACAATGAACGAGCTGAACAGCTCAACGGTCGCCTTGCTATGCTTGGGATCATGGCTGCTTTGGGTTCTTATGCACTGACTGGACAAATCATTCCAGGTATCTGGTAAATGAAAAGTAAAAAGAAATCCCGAAAGGATTTGACTATTGCTGCATCCTTTGAGATTAATCCAAAAGGGCATAAGGATGCTATGAAGGGTAAGAAGATTTATGAAAAGGGTAAAGGTACAACTAACCCTAATGAAAAAGAAGTCTTCATGAAGAGGACTGGTCCTCAACTCCCTCTTGCTAAAAAGAAATCTAAAAAGCGTTATGGCTAAGCCCGGTCTTTATGCGAATATCCATGCCAAAAGGAAGCGTATTGCAGCAGGTAGTGGTGAGCGTATGCGTAAGCCTGGTAGTCCAGGTGCTCCCAGTTCTGCTGATTTTAAACAGTCTGCCAAAACTGCCAAAACTGCCAAGCGTCCCGGACGTAAATACGCTAAATAAAATTAAAGAACCAGATGTAACTAAGCTGCGTACGTTCATCCCTTAATGGGACGCATGTCGCCTGATCATGGAACGGGGGTCAGGTACTTCAATCTGGAACAATGACTAAAGTCGAACTGGATGCCCGTGTACGGGAGCAAAAGGCTGCTGCTAAAGAAGCCAAGCTGAAGTATCGCGGCGTAGTTTACATTTCTCACGCTACTAAGTTCTAATAGTAGCACGGGAGTCAGGCACCTCAGAGTCGGACCTGGCTCCTCTTGGCATTGGCCCTCCACGGAGGATACCCTCTGCCGCAGCTGTGGCATTGAGACGCCCTTAAGTTCTCAAAACATTTTATGGATCCTATTCAAATTGCGTGGGCTGCTGGTCTTTACGAAGGTGAAGGTACAGTACGCCGTCAACTAGAAATTGAGATGACTGATAAAGACGTCATCCAAAAGTTTCGTGACATCATGGATTGCGGATATGTGACTTATCGTGAACGTCCTAACGTCAAGCCTACTTGGCGTTGGAGAGTTGGTAATAAACAAGACGTAACCAAATGTCTGACAGCGATGCTTCCTTTCTTTGGAAACAGGCGAGCCTACAAAGCTCTGAATATTCTAGATAGTATAGAGCTAACCTGATTTGCTAACTATCTTTCTTTTAATTAACAATGGCTAACGCTACCCAAACTGCGCTAGGCCGGTCTAATCTTAGCACCGGTACTGGCTATGATGGGGCGAATGATAAGTACGCCCTTTATTTGAAGCTCTTCTCTGGTGAGATGTTTAAGGGCTTCCAGCATAACACGATCGCTCGTGATCTGGTTATGAAGCGGACTCTGAAGTCCGGTAAGTCTCTCCAGTTCATCTACACTGGTCGTATGGACGCTGGGTTCCATACTCCTGGTACCCCCATCCTTGGCTCCGGTGATCCCCCGGTGGCTGAGAAGACCATTGTGGTGGATGACCTGCTGGTCTCCAGCGCATTCGTCTATGATCTCGATGAGACCCTGGCTCACTATGAGCTGCGTGGTGAGATCAGCCGTAAGATCGGTTATGCTCTGGCTGAGCACTATGACC